TTTTTGTATATATCAATTTTTTTTAAGAATTTTCATTAATATATTGCAATTGTGGAGACCAAGTACCTTCAGATATTACCGTTGGTTTACTGTTCCTATCAATCATTACCCACTCCACATTAACAATACCCCAAGGTTCAAACTGTTCTAGCACATCTGACAATGTGAAACATTTACAACTATAAATGTCAAATTGAGCCATTGCCGGTTGGCCTTGGTCCCAAATATGTATTGATGAGTGCGATGTTGCGAGAGTTACTGTACCAGTTAATCCCTCATTACCCGGATAGTCCACGTAGACACTCGTCGGTCCACCAACTACTTCCATCTTAACTTTATGAACTAAATCAACAAACCATTTGTTGAGAACATCCACCTCTTTTGGTGGGTTTGTAATCCAAATCTTCATTAGAAGATGTTGGTGATACGGTACGAATTCTTCCTGCATTAATGTATTTTTTACTATACATATATATGCTAAAATTGTATTTTTTTAAGTTATTTAAAAAACGTTTTTATTTAGTAAATTTTTTAAAATTGTTCTTAAAATCCTTCTCATATAGTTTTAATTCCTTCGTATCTAACCCATTGTATAAACCTGTTGACATGAATGCATGAATCTCATCATCAATGATTTTCTTATCATCAACATATCCCATCTTAATAAGTTTCTTTTTTAACTTCTCATAATGGGATGGTTTTATTTTATCAATTAGTCTATTAACTTCTTTCTTATAATCTTTACTTGTAAAGTATAAACCATGAGCAATCTCGTGATCCATAGTTTTTAAATCCTTACTACTTGCACCAATCAGATACCAATCACATCTTGTACCATCATTTTTATTTTGTGAGTCAATCGCACAATAAAAATAGATATCGTTCATGATTTCATCATACTCCGTGTCTTTACAGAAGATATGGTTAGCTCTCTGCATAATATTGCTTGGGATGTTATAACCAGACCAATCGTCAGGATATGTAAATGTTCTTTTCTTCCACGCCGTCTTATAGAACCTCATGTACTCCATCCAAGTGAACGGTTTGCCTCTAAATTTTTTATATGGTGATTCGTAGAACTCTTGATATCGACAGAACAACATTGCCCTATCATAATCATCATCAACGGTCACACAATATATTCTTGGTTTTACTTCTTTAACTACACCTTTAACTAATTGGTGTTTAATCTTTTTCATTTGGTATATTTTTTATTTGTCTCAACATGTTTATTATACCGAACACTGATGTTGTCGCAACTAAAACAAACCCTAATATTACTATTATCATATACAACTTTTTAATATTTCTAAACATAGGTCCGCCGGTATCTTACTTCTTTCGTAAGCATTGGCTCGACCCTGTGTTCCTGTTCTACTACCTCTTGGCGCTGCAACGTGACAAGGATCTCCGTTCTTACACATTGGTTTTGGTGTCCACATAATACTGTTCGTCCATATGTCAGTTGGTTTCATTCTTTCATCACCATATTGACAATAGGTTACCGATTGTTTATTTAACCCTTTAACAACATCCAATTTACGTAGAACTCCTCTTGGGTTTTCCATGAACCAAAATGTTGGTTGGAAATGATTAATTATTTCTAATGTCTTCTTAACCAATTCAATACCTAACTTTGCAGTTTCTGTTTTAGGTATGTAAGCGCCTTTACCTCCAGACCAATGATGTCCGATTGCTGCAACACTAAATCCAGTACATGGAGGTGATGCCCAAATTATATCTGGTCGAAATGGAACTTTGGTAACATCAAAATCCAATATACTAATTGGGTAATGAATACCTTCAAACTCAATTAAATCGGATGAGAATACTTCCATCCCTAAACTCTCAGCAATCTTTCCAACGGAACGACTACCTGCAAATAATTCTAACACTTTCATTAACGTAAGTGTTTAAATTTGTTCGCAAGATTGTTGATGAAGTTCTCCTCTTCGATTGATAATAAATCTCTACACTTCGCTAATTTTTCAAGACTACTCCAAAATGTTTGGTCGTTAACGTTTGGTCTACGAACACCATTGTTTTTACTTGTTTTTTCTTCCGAAGGTTGGATGTATCCGTCTTCTTCTAAGATTTCAACTAATCTTTTTAATTCTGTGTTGCTACATGAGTCAACGAACTCACTTGGGTCGATGTCAACCTCGGTTGTAAATTCTGGCATAATATTATGTTTTATTGTTTAATAAAAATATACAAAAATTTTTTGAAATAAAAAAATTAAAGAGCGAAACTCTCACCACAACCACAAGTACGTGATGCGTTAGGATTTATGAATTGGAAACCTTTTCCGTTTAATCCATCTGAAAATTCTAATTCGGTACCAAAAAGATAAAGTAATGATTTATTGTCTATTAAAATTTGTACTCCCTTATCTTCTGAAATTGTGTCCGATGGTTGTTGTTCGGTATCAAATGAAAGGTCATATGACAACCCACTACATCCACCTCCTTTAACCGCCACTCTTACAAATGGGGTTTGGAATCCACTTTCTTCAATTAGTGACTTTAATTTCTTCGCTGCCGTTTCTGATACTGTTACCATTAAATGTGAGTTTCCCCAAAGACTAGTTGTTCTAATCCTTGTTTTTGTCTATAATCGTTTATTGCCGATTTAATTGCATCTTCCGCCAATACTGAACAATGTATTTTTACTGGTGGTAAATTTAATTCTTCAACCAAATCCATATTATCAATAGTTACAGCTTCATCTAAACTCTTACCTTTTAACCATTCTGTTGCTACGGAAGAAGATGCTATTGCTGAACCACAACCAAAGGTTTTGAATTTGGCGTCGGTTATAATATTGTCAACCACCTCAATTTGTAATCTCATTACATCACCACACTCAGGAGCACCCACTAATCCCGTACCAACATTTGGTTTGGATTTGTCCAGTGTCCCCACATTTTTAGGGTTTGAGTAGTGGTCTAAGACCTTATCTGAATATGCCATAGTATTTGTTTATATGATAAATATCACTCAATAAGTTCGTCTGTATTAATATTATGGTCATTTAAGATTTCATGTATCTTTTCATATACCAATTCCAAAGCATCATATTTGTCAATTTCTTTACCCTCCATTGACCATTCTAAACCTTTTTTGGTGTTATGTACAATGTCCCACAAAGCCATTGCCATATCTAAAGATTTAACCGCTCTTTTGTGTGCCATAACATCATCTGGATCACTCAAATCATATTCTAACGTCGCTTTCGCCATAAGTCACTTAATTTTTTAGTTGGTCGTTTAGTTCTATATCCACCATCTTCCATTTCTTCTAAAAGTGGTGCTCTCCAAATCTCATAAGCAATCCACAAACCTGTTACAATCAATGATAGTGCAAAATACTTCATATGTTAATTTTTATTTTGTAAAATATTGTGTCTTCCAAAATTGCCACCATTTCTTTTTTTGAACTGGTTTACATTCTGAAAATGGATTGTTTCCAAATGAAACTGAGTTTGAGTATTTTGCTGTTAATACATTTAAAAATACCTCATGATATTTTTTTGGTATTTCATCAAAATCTGCACTGATGTTAACATTTAAATACTTTGGTCCATCTTCTGTATAAACCGTAAATTGTTCATTCATACTAATGATAGTACTAGCCTTAATATTCAAGTACTTTGTTCCACCTAAATTTAGGTCACCGCTAATGTGTTTTTTAAAATCCTCGTCCGACATTTTTATTCTGTTTCGTGGTGTAAATAATTTTCATATTCTAATTGTAGTTTTGGATGTTTACCAAAGAAAAAATCTCTAGTAAATTCATGTCTACCGTTTTCAACTTTTGAAATGAATAATTCATCATGTAGACTATCCGATAATGCTTTTTGGTTGGATAAACTATCCCTAGTTAACATTAATTGATTGGAAGTTTCGATGTAAACTCTATCCTTTTCAAAATATGCAAATATTACCATTAATAATCCCAATAGAGACATTGTAATTCCCGCTCTAAGTTTGGTTTCGGTTGTCATTAATCTAAGTTTTTGATATCAGATAATGTTTTTTCAACTTCTTGTTCCGATAGGTACCCAAGTACATCGTCTGTAATTGGAGTACTATATGTAATGTGACCATCTTTACCAAAGACAGCTAATTCATACAACCCATCTTTTCCACCATAGGTATGTGGTCCTTGTACAATACTAGCTCCGTATCCATTTGAGAATTGAACTATACACTGTTGCCCCATTCCCGCTGGATGTGGTTGGAAGTTCAGTTCTTTGAACACTACCGTGTTGAGGTTGTTTGTTGGTCTTTCTTTTGTTTTCATCTTTTAATTTTTTTACGAATGCTCGTGTTAAATAAAAATTCATGGTTAAAATATTTCTTCAGCAATACCTAGACCTTCAGCTAAAGCAAATAACAAAGCCGAACTTCTAAGATCACCATTAAATAAGAAATAACAAGCCACAAATCTGATAACGGATTTAATAAAACTTATCCAAAAGTGACTGTTTGTTTTTGATTCTTTCTGTTGCATAATCTAATATAGTTAATTTTTATGAGATTTCAAAACTTTTTGCGATTCAATATAATTGTCAATAAAATTGATTCGTTGACCAATCCAGTACATCACATTGACTGTCATAGAGTTACCAATTGCACCTTTAACACTTGAATATGATGGTTTCTTACCAGCAACTTCAAAGTCTAAGTAACCGTCTGGAAATCCTTGAAGTCTTTCCAATTCTCTTTCTGTGAAGGTTCTAATACTATCATTATCAATCCAATAGTTAGACGTGGAAACTTTACCAAATCCATCAACTAATGTTTGTGCATATGATTTGGTTACTGTACCTGCGAGTTTAATTTCTCCAAGAATATTTCTGGCGTACTCATCCCTCTTGATTCTATTCTTTTCTTTAACGCTTTCAAAACATCCTTCTTCAAATAGTACGGAGAATGGGACTTTCCAATTGTTTCCACGATATCCAACAATGAAGATTCTTTTGCGTCGTTGGGGAACTCCGAAGTATTGGCTGTCGAAAACCCTATAAGCGATGGAGTATTCTTCTCCTTGGACAATTCCTTGTTTGTCGAGGTCTTCCGCTTTGAAGTTAGTACCTGTGAAAGTGGAGATGATTTCACATAACGCCTTTTTGTGTTTGCTTTTAAAAACGCCTTCGACATTTTCCCAAATGAACCATCTTGGTCGTTTTTCTTTAAGAATTCTTCCATACTCAAGGGAGAGTTGACCACGGACATCATCCATTCCTTTGTTGAGTCCAGCATCGGAAAAAGATTGACAAGGCGTTCCTCCGACCAATAGGTCGAAGCTGATGTTTCTGTAACTTTCATGTTCGTTTAATTTTGTTAAGTCTGAAAATAATGGGGTTGTTGGATAGTGATGTGATAATACTTTTTGTGGAAAGGATGCGAAGTCACATAAACCTTCACATTTCCAATTTAATGGGGACCAAGCCACGGTTGCGGCTTCAATTCCACTACATACTGAGAAATATTTCATAACTGTTTTGTTTAATGATGAAACAAAGTTATGTATATTTTATGAAATACAAAAAAAAATTTAGAATATTTTTTAAATTATTCTTAAGATATTGAAAATGAATTAGTTAGGAAGTCATATTTTTCTTTTTTCCACTCAAGATATGTGTATTTTTTAAACCTTTGAGTTAATATGTCAATCGCATCATTAAACATTTCCAAAGTCGGGGTATTGGCTTTACCATATGATTGTACCAAACCTCCTTTACGATACTGTAAATTTATTCTTTTTCTTTTACATTGTAACCCAACATAAATGTATATTGATCCGTGGAGAAACTGTTTAGACATACAGTTTTTCATGTTAAATCCCTCAACCCTAAAATCCTCTTCAGTTACCAATACTTTTGGTTTAAACGATTCCCCATCAATTAAAATATCTTCTTCAATCTCATCTAAAAATTCTTTAGGTAAATCATATCTAACTTTATAACCTCGAGCAAAATGAAATTTTATACCAGACCATGTCTCCAATAGGTTATCAAATTCATTATCGTTTTTTGCTTTAAATTTTAAATCAACTCCTCTTACCTCAAGTAATTCTCTAATTGATAATAACTTATTAACTAAATAAACCAACGAATCTGTTTTTAATGAATCACTTTCCCATTTATTGATGATGTTAACCATACAATTTTTTTCACTATCATTCTTTAATTGATGTAACTTATTATTTGGTGCGTAATCAAAACAATGCTTCTCCCAATTAATTTTCTTTAAATAATCAAGATAGTTGTCACCAAATAATTTACAAATATAATTTAACGAATTTAATTTAATACTTCTATTAGAATGATGTTTGTTTAATTCACCTATTAGATATTTCGATTTGATACCATAATTGTCTAATACTGATGGTAAGAATTTATAATCGTTTTTCTCCAACCATTTCTTTTTAGGATAATCGTGTTGAATGTCATAATAGACACTGTTGTGTCCTTTGATACCCTTCATTTCCAAATGAAAATCAACAATCATATCATAAAGAAAGTTAACCTCAAACTCGCCCTTTGTAATTTTAGAAACAATAAATTCAGATTTGAATTTATCTTTTATAAGACCGCATATTAAATCTAATATTTTAGAGGTCGCTCTTGAATATTTCACACCCCAAAAACCAATTCTCTTTTCTCCCCTTTCAAATCCATTCTCAGTTAAGTCCAACAATAAACTAAAATTGTTCTTTTTCTGTTTGGTTGTGGATTTAAACATTTTCATATCCGTTAAACCATCATTGATGATTTTATATGTAATGTGAATGTCACCAGTTTTTTTATTTAAAATCAATTCATGTTCAAAAAGAACCTTTTTATTTCTACCATATCGTTGGTAATCAAAATCAAATGTCGACTTGTAAATAATATTAACATCATCGTTGAATAATTTTAAATCACACGTAGACAACGACTTACTTTTCTTATCCTTCTTCTCTTGATTGTGTATAAATAATAAATCCATATACAAAATATATATGGATTTATTTGAATTGTGTAGTTAAAATGGGATTGGTCTTCTTACCTCTTCTTGAATCAATTCGTCGATTCTTCTTGGTTCTCTATGTTCGGACATCACCTCAATACCGTTTATTTTAATAGGTACTTTTTTCTTATCTAATGAATGTAGAATACCCATCCTCGCATAGATTTTAGTTTTTTCCTTTAACTTATCAATCGCCATTTCAATATCTGCGGGTGGTTGGTTATTACAAAAATGTCTAGATTGGATTAAGGTACCAGTTTGACAATCAAATTCACAGGTAACTCTATCTTGTTTATTTTCAGTTCTTATGGAAATAATTATCGATTTTTCTTTATCAGAATACGATGCCACACAATGATGCATAAACCTACCTTCCTCATCGTATTCCTCCTCACGTTTTAATATGTGTGGGTAGAATGTAATGTCCCCAAATTTATCATCACCTAAATTTATTTTTAAATCAATAGGTGATTCAACATCCGATACCATTTTATCTGCAAATTGATATTCAACTTCCCAACCCTTTTTAATTAATTTCATCATCTTGGATACCTCATGATGCTCATCGTTAAACTCATTAATGTGTTTTGATTTTAAATGTAAATCAGGTACGTATTCACGTAATTTTCCAATC